TATCTCACTCATACTGCATATCCACCATATTATTAAATGTTAAACTATCACGCACACCAAAATAATTGCCTAATGGGTCTTGTAACATAACATCAGCATATATTTCTTCGCTTTCATACCATGTTGGTTGTGTTTGTACTGGTGCTTGTTGATAGGTTTTTATATCAGCTCCTAAAGCATTTACCAAAGCCAAAGTAGTTAATTGTGCTACAGCATCATATTGACTATCAAAACTTTGCATAATTTCTTTGGCTTTTTCTTGCTTTGCTTCTTGTTTTTTATCTTCTGTTTTATTTTCTGTTGTTTTTGTTTCTTTAACTTCCTCTTTTGTTTCTTCCTTAACTTCTTCTTTTGGCTTTTCTTCGACTACTTCTTTTTCTTCTGGTTCATTTTGTGCTACTTCTTTTTCTTGAGGTTCTGGCTCAGATTGTTCCTCAACTACTTCCTTTGGTTCTTCTTTAGTTTCTTCTACTGGCTCGTCATTAGACGCTGTTTCTGTGGTAGGGTTACTATCCTCAACCTCCTCTACTGGCTCTGTAGGAGCTTCTGAGGGCGTTTCTATATCTTCATTTACTGGTTCTTCAGGTGTATTTGCCACTATTTCTGGTTCTGGCTGTGATTCTACCTCTATTGACTCTGGTTCTTGTTGAGCTATTTCTGGCATTTCTATTGGATCATTATTTGTTTCTGTTGCCATAGGTTCTATGGGTTCAGATATTTCTGGTAAATTCATAACTTCTGCTATTTCTTCTGTAACTGCTTCCATAGTTATAACTGGTTCAAAAGAAACAGTAGTATCTTCAAATGTTGTTTCTATAGGCATATTTTCTTCAATAGGTACTATCTCTACCATTGGTTCACCTAAATTCATTGTCATATCTGGTAAATCTGGCATTTCAATAACTTCTACTAAATCTTGCACTTCTTCTACTGGTGTTGAGGTATCTTCAAAAGTATCTATAGGATTATAAGTGTTCATAATATCTAAAGTTGTTGTTGTATCTTGTTCTTGTTGTGCTATTTGCATCCATGTTTCTACTGTTGTTGTGATATGATTATAAACAACATTATATTGAAACTCGTCCCAGAAATATTCTCCATAACCGCCAATCTCTATATAAACTTTATCTAACTCATTAGCAAAATCATGACTACCAGTAACTGTATTCACCCAATTCGTATTATTATTATAGTTATAAGGATTTTGTGTAAAAGTTGTTTTGTCTATTGTTATTAAACCTGTTTCCCATTGTAATACATTATCATTATATCCTTTGGTTTGGACATAAGCAGTTTGTCCAGAATTTTGATACATACTATTTGGAAAAGCAAAAAGAAATTCATAATTAACTTCTCCGCCTTCTTCAATACCAAAAGAATTAAGATCAACATATTGTCGCCAAGTTGTTAAACTGTTTGTTCTAGCATGACCACAAGCTGAAGTACGACCATCTGTACCAGTTGCAGGAAAACCACTTGCTGCATCAGTACAACTTGTATGCGAATACACCGATCCTGCCCCACCCCAATCTATATCAGCATCACCCTCGTATCTACTCTGTACGACACCTGTATCGCCATCTAATACATCACCAGTATTTTTATGTTCAATCGTTACAGTTGTTTCTGTAATTTCTTCTACATCGCCTTGTTGTTCTATTTCTGTAGTTGTTGTTGAACCTTCTTCTAATAATTGTGCATTAGAGTAGTAACAATAAGAAAAGTACACTAAAAATGCCAAAAGCAGTCGTGTCATCGCTTAAAAACTCCTCCTCTTTTACATCATTTACTTTTAACCACTCGTCATAATCTGGTCTTTTTTCTGGATTATTTGCCCATTCTTGAGCTGCTTCTAATCCTATTTTACCCATATATGGACAAGGTGTACCTGCCATTTCCATCGCTTGAAAAATTCTAGCGTCTTGACATAACATGGCAACTGCACCTACTTTCATGCCCATACGGAATAATGCTCGACTTAATTTTAATCGTTCACAGTTTAAATCTCTAATAGCTGTGCCACCAGCCAAACCCAATATTTGAGTTTGTATGGCGGCACTAGCCGCAAAACTACAGACGTCTTGATTGTTAATGACTACTGAAGGGGCACTTGCAGTAGAGGGAGTTCTATCAACAGTTGTAGTTCCGCTAACTGTACTACTTGTGGAGCTAACAGTATTCGTTTGAGCTTTTGCTATACTACACCAAGATAACAAAGACAAGAAAAATACTACAAATAATATTGCCCATAATTTTCCTGTCATTCTTCAATCCAATCTCCTAATAACATCATATCAGATAATCGTTTACTTCTTCTTTTTGTTTGTCTTGCCCAATTACTATCTAACATTTCTTTACTAGCTGTCCCATAATCTTCATTGGCTAACGCTGCAAACATTTTTTTCCACATAGTAGGATTAAAACGAGTTATACCCATATTAAATGCCATATCTATTATTATAGCTCTACGTGCTTCGTTTAGATGTTCTATTGGAAAATTTTTTATTTCTTCTTCTACTCTTTCAATGTCATTCATAAGCATAAATTCTGCTTCTTCTTGTGATATACCTAAACCATCTTTTGCTACGTTTCTACCTACACCTATTGTTGGATGTCCTATAAGTATATCTCCTGCTTTTAATTCTTGCCCTGTAGCATCATCATAAACTTTTAATATAACGCCTTCATGGTCAGATATTAAATTTATTAATTTCTTTTTATCCATTATATTTTTTTCTTTAATTGTTTAATTAATGTTGCTTTTTTATAACGCCTATCTAGTTCAATACCATGTTTTCGCCCTAGTTTTTCTAATTGTACTTTTGTCATTTTAGTTAAATCTGGTTTTTGTTTACCAAATAGCCATTCAAAAAATCCCATATTTTCCTCCTACACCCATGGTTCTTTTTCGCCATAACCAAAATAACTTCTGGCATGACCTTCTTCTATTAATTGTTCACATATATTATGTCCCTCTACATAAGGAACTCCTAATATTCTACCAAATTTTCCTTTACCATCTTTTTCTGTTCTTATAGTAAAATTCTTTTGCAATAACTCCTTAAGACGTTTCTTCGCCAATAAACCCAATTTCTTTTCAGCCAAGTTTCGTGTTCGACTTTCTGGCGTATTAATGCCATATAAACGCACTCGTTCTTTTCGCAACCACACCTTAAACCCCAAGTCAATATCCACATCTATGGTATCTCCATCTACAACTCTGCGTAATACACAACGATACTCGTACATTATTCACATAACCTTTCATATATTTCATTATGAATAAGTAAATCATCAACGAGTTCGTCAGATATAACGTCTATATCTGCATCTGTTGGATTAATAGGACTGGATATTATGCAATATCCTTTATTTCCGCTTCCGATACTTCCGCAACTTGCTACGCTTAGACAAAGCAGAAGTAGCATTAATTTTTTTCTTAACTTCATCTGCCACCCTTATATCATCGAGTTGCTCTTTCATAACATCAGCTTGGACTGCTTTCCGCATCAAGACAAATCCAAATAATTTTGAGGCAAGTTTTGCAATTCCCCCTAATGCAGAAAGCCAACCCATTACTTATCGTCCTTATTTACGTTTTTACCTATATTACCTGCACATAGGTTTAATATTCTCAATATAAACGATATAATTTTGTCATCAGTCTTTGTAGGTGTAATTGCTGTAATAGCAGTACAAGCAGTTACAACACCTGTTACTGCTGCCACCCATGATGGAGCTGAATCAAAAAAGTTTAAAACAATATCCATGTTTCCTCCTATTCCGCACTAAATGTGCCTAGTTGAGACCATAAGCTACCAGGTGCTGTTGTTCCATTTTGCTTTCCCAACTGCCCCATAGCTTCGTTCACATTTGTAAATGGTCCACTTCCCCATTCAGAAACGTCCCATTGAGCATTATCCCATGCACTACCTTGTGCATTGGTATATGCTAACATCTTTTCAGAAAAAGTTCCTGTTGTAAATCCAGAATCGGCAAAAACTTTATCCCAATCTTCATTATAAGTACCTGTTGTTTCTGTTGCTTCTCGGCAACTTGCTTGTCGTAATGATTGTTGGCTCATGGTGTAAATGTCCCCATACTTGAAAAGTTATAATCATCTTGGTCTGTAGCAAATGCTTGTAGAGCTAAATTTACATCAGTATATGACGCACTTAACTCACCATTAATATATGCTAATAGTCTTTCGTTAAAAGTTCCTGCTGGTATAGAACGAGCAGTAAACAATGCCAACCAATCTTCATTTACCATACCTGTGGTAGAAGTTACTGTTCTTATAGCTATTTGTCTTGCTTCGCTATTAGTTGCCATTATTACGCTTTCTGGTCATGGTCAGTTCTTCTAACAACATAACCTGTATATTTATTCAAACCACTTGTTATTCTTCTTTTTTCTTCTCGTAGATTTCTTTTTCCTTTTGAAGTATATGCTCTTTCTGCATCTACTCTACCAAGTTCTTCTAATCTATTTGTTGTACTTGTATTATATTTCATTTTAAGCTCCTACAGTTGCTTTATAATTATTGTTACTAACATTAGCATAGTTGCACCGCTAAATGCAATAAAGATGGCTTCTAGGCGTTTTATACGCAGTATAGTTTCCTTCCACCTTTCAGCACATACAGCTTCATGAGTGTCTAATTTAGCTTGTACTCTTTCTGCTGATACTCTTGCCATACTATCTCCTATGTTGCTTTACATCTTTATCG